GAACTACGACTCCCTGCAGATGGCGTCCTGGCTGCAGCAGCATGACGTCTACGTCTCGCAGTCCCTGGTGGCGCAGGGCGTGCTGGCGGCGGCGCTGCAAAACCGCTTCCACCCCGTGCGCGATTACCTAGCCGGCCTGAAATGGGACGGCCGGCCGCGGCTTGCTGAAATCGGCTCATACTGGGGCTGCCTCGATCCCGTCACCCACGACGCACTGCGGCGGTGGTTCATCTCCGCGGTGGCCCGAGTTTGTCAGCCCGGGTGCCGGGCGGATCTGGTTCCGGTGTTCGAGGGCCGGCAGGGGGCCGGGAAGTCCCGCTCCATGGAGGCCCTGTTCTCGCCCTGGTTCACCGACCATCTGCCTGACCTGGGGAACAAGGACGCTTTTCTCCAGCTTCAGGGCCGCTGGTGCATCGAGGTAGCCGAGTGGGACTCCTTCTCCCGCGCCACCCGCGAAAGAGTCAAGGCGTTCATCTCTTCCCCTGTGGATCGTTTTCGGCCGCCCTATGGCTCTGTCGCCGAGGACCGGCCACGGCAGTGCGTCCTGGCGGCGACCACGAACAGCGATTCGTGGCACTCCGACTCGACCGGCGGGCGTCGGTGGATTCCCGTGCGCTGCTCCACTGTTGTAGTGGATGCCCTGGCGCGCGACCGGGACCAGATCTGGGCCGAGGCGTACCGCCTGTATCGGTCCGGCGCCGTCTGGTGGGCGGACGACGCTCTGCTCGGCCGGCTGGCCGAGCAGGTGGAGGACCGGTATCAGTCCGACCCTTGGGAGTCCATGATCTCAGATTGGCTGGCCGGCCGGGAGGAGGCAAAGACCTATGACGTGCTCACCCTCTGCATCGGCCGCTCCCGCGCTGCCATCACCCGCCAGGATCAGATGCGGATCGGCGAGATCATGCGCCGCCTGGGATGGCGCCGGGAACGCCGGCGCACTTCCTCGGGCGCTCGGGAGTACGTGTATGTACGGCCCTAGCCGCCCTACCCTGTCCCTACCTTCCCGTTCCGAGGTAGGGACAGGACAACGCATTGAAATAAAGGCAGTTGTCCGCTTTGTCCCTACCTGCCCTACCAAAACAGGCTCAAACCCTTCTGGCGCTCCAGCCCTTCCGGTTCCACCCGCCATGAGGTTTTCCGGTCCCTACCTGCAGGTAGGGCCATATCCTCACTTTTCAATACATTCAGAGGTCTTATGTTGATTCTTCCGTCTACTTTGCATCGTCTCCCTACGGAGGTTCAGGATGCCGGACAATTCTTCGTGGATCTGGGCTCCATCGTCCTGCCGGCCGCCGACGCCGAACAGGCGGCCGGGCTGGCGCTTGACCGGGGCGGACATGTCGGCTTCACGCTCGCGTCCGGCTTCGTCTTCCTGACGTTCGCCGGCGATTATCTGCACGTCCGCTATCCCGCCCAGCTTCTCTCCTCGTGGCAGACATGGGCGTGCCTCTCGCCAGCCCGCGATCAGGTGACATTTCTCTTCCGCTACGACGGTCTCCCCTTCCGCCCCATCCCGGCCCGGCTCCGCTATCCGTGCACCATCCTGCATTGCGCCTGGGGCGACCGCGGCCCGCGGCTCCATCCTGTCATCGTCGGCTCCATGGCGCAGCCTATGCCTGTGGCTCCGCTGCCAGGCGTCCTGCGGCGCTTGGTGCGGGACGCATCCCAGCAGGCCGCCTGATTCCACCACGCGCATCGCCCGAGCCCGGCTCGTAGAGCCGGGCTCTTCTTTTCCTCGCGCATTATCAATACTGCGTTATCATTATCATCTAGAAGCGGGAATACTACCCTCATGTATGCCATGGCTGCTGCTTTTCCTTCTCTCGCTTCTTTTCCCGCCGGGCGCGGTGAAATTCTCGGTTCTCCTCATCTCCGCCCTGATGCTTCTTTTCTCGCTGGCCGGCTTCCTGGCGGCCCTGATTTCCACTCCGGCCGGCGGAAAGGAGTCCAGCCGTGACTGACCCTTCCCCGATTCTCGACGTCCTCCAGTCACCCGCCCTGGCATCGGTTCTTTCCGCCCTTGCGTCGGCCATTTCGACCTACATTGCCACGGCGATCCGGGCGACGAAAGAGGAACTGCGCCGGGAGATGGCGGAGTTGGAAAACCGGATCATCGCCCGGATCAACGGCACCTACGTCAGGCGTGAGGAGTGGCAGATCGACCGGGAGGCGGTGCGGGAGAAATTCCAGTCTCTTTCCGCCGGCGCGGGCGGGAAATAAATCAGCCGTCGCTGCATACTACACCCTCTGTATGGCGGCGGTGATTTCTTTTCCCCGGCACATCCGGTCTGCCGATCATTTCTCACGGAGGCTGGATTTCACCATGCTGACGGCGGCGGCCCGGAAAGCTTCGACTTCTTCCCACATCGCCCTGGCGGATATCGACGGAATTCTCGAGAGATACGGTCACGTCCTTTTCGTCGAAACCAAGTCCTACTCTCACCACCCTTCCCCAATCCCCAAGGGCCAGGAGATCACCTTCGCCACGCTGGCTGCGGCGCCACGAACCAGCGTCCTGATCCTCTACATCCCCCAGTCCCGCATCTCCGGCGAGTTCTTCTCGCCCGAGGCCGTGACGCATTTCAGGCTGATTTCCGGCGATGCGGACTCCGGCATCCGCCCGGCGGATTTCCGGCAGATCGAGACTCTCATTTCGCACTGGGTTCGTCACGCCGAGGCGCACCCTGTGCTCACGCCTCGCCCGTCACCCGCCACCAAGCTGCCGCCATGGGCGAGGCAGGCCGCCGGGCCGCGCGACGCTGCCCGGCCGGCCGAGGACGACGACCCCTTCGGAGGCTTCGATCATGACTGACTCTTACTGGTGCGGCAAGTGCGGCGTTCCGCATTCACTCGGCCAGCGCTGCCCGGCGTCGCTCCGGGCGAAGTGGCGCCGGCAGCAGGCGCAGCGTGCGCCCCATCACGCATGGTACTCCTCGCCGACGTGGCGCTCTCTCCGGGCGCAGGTGCTGGCTTCTTTTCCGTTTTGCGCTTCCTGCATGGCCGACGGCCGCCGCACGCCGGCGACAGAGGTCGACCACGTCATCCCGCATCGCGGCGACTGGTTCGCCTTCACCGACGTTGATAATCTCCAGCCCCTCTGCAAGAGTTGCCACAGTCGCAAGACCATGGCCGAGGTCCAGGGGGATACCCCTTCCAGACCTGGGGCCCAGGCGCCGGGAACCGCCCGCCGCCTCGCCGTCACGCGGCGCCCGGTTGCGGGCGCGGCCCCGGGCGCAGCGCGGGAGGCGCTTGCGCTTGACGGCTCGCTCGCTGACGTTCGCTCGCCGGACGCTTCGCACGTCTCGCTCGCTTTCGCTCGCTCGACGGAGGACGCCGCCTGATGGGTGCGCGTGGTCCCGTCTCCCGGCCCGTGGCAGGCGCTCCCTGCGATGCCCCGCCCGTGCCGGCGGAGATCCAGGCCGACGCCATCGCCGTGGCTGCATGGCGTGCGCTGGCCGGGCATCTGGCGCGGCTGGGCTTGTGGAGGGATGAGACGGCGCATCTGGTGCTGCTGGCCGCGCAGCTGGAGTCACGCCGGCGGCGGGCGGAGGAGGCGATCACGGCGCAGGGGATGACCGTGCTGGACCAGCGGGGCCGCATTGCGATGCACCCGGCGGTTCGGATCGCCGATGCGTGCGGCCGGGAGATCCGGGCCATCTATCGTGACCTGGGGCTGATCGGCGGCGCGAGGCAGGGCGAACGCGAAGACCTGGGAGGCTGGCTTGACTTCGCGGACTAGGATACCTTCCCGTCGCCGGCGCAAGCCGGATGATGTGACGGCCTGGGCGGAGGCCGTCTGTGCCGGAGACGTTCCCGCCGGCCGCTGGACCGTGGCAGCCTGCCGGCGTCATCTGGCCGACCTGGAGAAATCCCGAGACCGGAAATATCCCTGGATTTTCGATCCCGACCGGGCGAATCGGATCATCCTTTTCACGTCCCTGCTGCCCGCCACAAAAGGACAAAAGGCAAATCTTTTCGTGCAGCCCTGGCAGAAATTCGTGCTTGGGTCGCTCTTCGGCTGGGTCAGCCGTTCCGACGGCGCCCGGCGCTATCGCACGGCTTACGTCCAGGTGGCGCGGAAGAACGGCAAGTCCACGCTGGCAGCGGCGATTGCGCTGTACTGTCTGGCGGCCGACGGCGAGAACGGCCCGGAGGTCTACACCGCTGCCACCACCCGCGATCAGGCGCGGATCGTGTTCGACGCTGCGCTGGGCATGGTGCGCCGATGCCCGGCGATGGCAAAGGCGCTGCGCCTGGATGCGCAGAAGCGGGGCATCTTCCACGGCCCGTCACTGGGCAAGCTGATCCCGCTTTCCGCCGACGCCCGCACGCTGGAGGGGCTGGACACTCACTGCGCGATCATTGATGAGTTGCACGTTCACCCGACGCGGGAGGTCTGGGACGTGATCACGTCCTCGACCGGCGCCCGCCGGCAGCCGCTGATCTTTGCGATTTCGACCGCCGGAACGGATCTTACGGGCATTGGGCACGAGGTCTACCAGTACAGCCTCGCCATCCTGCGGGAGTTCGCCTACCAGCCGGGCGACCGGCTTCAGAACGACCGGCATTTCAGCATCATTTTCGCCATCGACGATGAGGACGACTGGCGAGACGAGACGACCTGGGCGAAGGCGAACCCGTCTCTTGGCGTCACACTCTCTCTTGACGACCTACGGGACAAGGCCGCCCGGGCTGAGACGCTGCCGGCGGCCCGCGCGAATTTCCTGACAAAGCATCTCGATTTGTGGCTGTCCTCAAACTCCGCCTGGATCGACATTTCCCAGTTCGACTCGTGCCAGGATCCGGCCCTAACGCTGGAGGATTTCCAGGGTCTGCCCTGCTGGATCGGAGTTGACCTTGCCACGCGGGTGGACATCGCATCCATTGCCATTCTCGCCCGCCGCGAAGACGGGAAATGGCTTCTCACTTCCCGGCACTTTGCGCCGGAGGCGGCGGCGAAGAACAACCCTCTCTATCGTCAGTTCTCCCAGCACGGCCATCTTACGCTCACGGCCGGCGCCTCGACATCCCTCGACCGGATCGAGGCTGAAATCCGGGAACTGTGCGCCAGGCTGGACGTTCGCATGGTGGCGCTGGACCCGTACCAGGCCGCCCAGCTGACGCAGCACCTGACGGCTTCCGGAATTCCTGCGGTGGAATTCCGGCAGACGGTGGCGAATATGTCTCCGGCCATGCGGCATCTGGAGGCGCTGATTCTGGATCGCCAATTGGTCACGGATACTAACCAGACGATGCGCTGGATGTTCTCGAACGTGGTCTGTCACGTGGACGCCAAGGATAACGTCTACCCTCGCCGTCCCTCGGCGGACCGGAAAATCGACGGCGCTGTGGCGGCGATCATGGCGCTTGGCGTGGCAGGCGGTGCTGACAGCCGGCGCCGCGGCGCGAAAGAGGACGTCATCCCGGGAGTGATCCTGCTATGAGTTTCTGGGACAAGTTCAGATTCTGGGAGAAAAAGCAGGTTCCGGCCGGCGCCTTTTCCGTCCCTTCCCGGCTGCAGATTTCCTCCGGGGCTGACGATTTCGCCCTGGCGATTTCCGCCGTGTGGGCTTGCGTCCGGGCCATCAGCGATCCCATCGCTTTCCTCCCGCTGCAGGTGTTCCGCCGGCTGGAGGATGGCAGCCGGCAGCGTGCGGCGGATCATCCGCTGTATGCCCTGCTGGCGGAGGCGCCAAACCCTGACCAGACGGCGCTGGATTTCCGGCACTTCATGCAAACGCAACTGCTGCTGCAGGGCAACGCCTATGCCGAGGTGGTCCGTTCTCCGCGCGGGCGGATCGTGAGTCTGCATCCGATTCCGGCCGACCGGGTGCGTGTCATCCGCGAGGCCGGCGAGGTCCGCTACAGCGTCGGAGGAGAGACCTGGCCGGCTTCCCGGATATTCCACATCCGGGGGCTGGGAGACGGGCTGGAGGGTCAGTCCGTGATTTCGCTGGCGCGGCGCAGCTTTGCGCTCGCCGGCGCGATGGAACGCTACGGCCAGCGTTTCTTCGAGTCCGGCGGCCGGCTCCCATACGTGCTGAAGCATCCGGCCGGCTTCCGCACGGCGGAGGATCTCGACCAGTTCCGGCGCCAGTGGGATGAGGCTTATCAGACATCGGACCAGTGGCATCGGCCGCTGATCCTGACCGGTGGCCTGGACTATGTCCAGATCGGCATCCGGCCGGAGGATGCGCAGTTCCTGACCAGCCGAAAATTCCAGATCGCCGAGATCGCCCGGTGGTTCCGTGTTCCGCTGCATCTTCTGGGCGAGTTGGACCGGGCGACATTCAGCAACATCGAACACCAGTCCCTGGAGTTCGTGCAGCACTGCCTGCTGTACTGGGCCAGGAACTGGGAGATGGCGATTTCCCGGCAGCTTCTGACGCCGGCCGAACGGAAAAGCCTCTACGCCGAGTTCAACTTCTCCCTGCTTCTCCGGGGCGACTATGAGGGCCGCACGAAGGGTTATTCGGCGCTGCTGGACCGAGGCGTGCTGTCGGTGAACGAGGTCCGGCGGATGGAAAACCTGGACGCCGTGCCGGATGGCGATGTGCGGCACGTGCTCGGAAATATGCAGCGGTTTCCTGCCGCTTCCGCGGATACTACCAGGAGTTGACCGATGAAAACCGAGAAGAAATCCCTGACACTTCGGGTAAAGGAACTGGAAACCGAGGGCACGTTCGCCGGCGTGGCGTCGGTTTATTCGGTTCCTGACCTGGCGGGCGATGTGATCCAGCCGGGCGCCTTCCGTGAGTCCATCGCCCGGAAAAGCCGGCTTCCGCTGTTGTGGATGCACGATCAGCCCATCGGCGTGATCGACGTGGCAGAGACGGCGGAGGGGATCGAGGCTATCGGGCAGATCGTGCTTGAGACCAGCCTGGGTAAGGACGCCCATGCCCTGCTGAAAGCCGGCGCCGTCGACGGTCTCAGCGTGGGCTTCCTGATCGACAGCTGGCGCTGTGATGGTGACACGCGGGTGATCGAGAAGGCGACGCTTCTCGAGGTCAGCTTGACTCCGGTTCCCGCCCAGCCGGCGGCCCGCATCACCGAGGTTAAAGAGTTCTCTGCCGAGTCCAGGCCGGATATGACGCCTGCCGCACTGCAGGTGCTTTCGGCGCAGATCCGGCTGATTCGTTCCCGGATTTCCGAATAAGGAGGAAAAGCACAGTGGAAATCAACCAGATCATTTCCGGCCTGACCGACGAGGTGAAGGCCCTGGCCAACAAGTTCGAGTCCGACATCGCCGGCGTGCGGGAGATGAAATCCCAGTTCGCCGAGATGCGGGAGATCGTGGATCAGCTTTACAGCCGCAAGCAGGCCGCTCAGGCGAACGGCACGCTGAAGTCCTTCCTGGCCGGCAACGCCGACGTGCAGGGTCTGCTGGCGAAGGGTTCCGGCCGCGCGGTCTTTTCTCTGGACGAGTCTCTCGTCCGCAAGGCCATCACGACCGTCGAGGTGGGCAAGCGGACGGATCACATCGGCGCCTATCCGGCCGGCACGACGGCGGGCCGTCTCCGGGCGGCGCTGACGACGATCCCGGCCGAGGGCGGCGCCGTGCAGTTCGCGCGAATCAGCACCCCGCAGGCTGCGGCCCGGGCGGAGGGCGCAGACACGGCTTCGACCGATCCCAGCACCGCCCTGGTGACCCTGCCGCTGCAGGCCATCTCCGTCATGGTCGCTGTCAGCCGGCAGGCGCTGGAGGACGTTCCGGCGCTGGAGGCTGCGATCACGGGCGTGATCACCGACAGCCTGGAAAACGAGATCGAGGCGCAGATCATTGCGGGCTCCGGCACGGGCGCGAACCTGACCGGCTTTGCCAGCGTGGTTCCGGCCTACACGGCGCCCGCAAATGAGAAGAAGCTGGACTCGATCGCCAATGCTGCGGCGCAGGTCACGGGTGCGCTGCCCGAGTTCGTTGCGCTGAACCCTGCTGACCTGTGGGCGATCCGGACGCAGAAGGATGCGAACGGCCTGTACGTGTTCGGCGCGCCGACCTATCAGGCCGACACGCTGTTCGGGCTGCAGGTGATCCCGGCGCCTTCGATGCCGGCGGGCAAGTTCCTGGTCGGTTCGCTGTCGCCGGTGGCCGCGGCCATGCGGCAGAAGCCGGGCGTGGTGGTGGAGATCAGCACGGAACACGCTGACTTCTTCGGCAAGGGCCTGTCCGCGATCCGGGGCGAGGTGCGGATGGCGCTGTGCGTTTTCCGGCCGGCGGCGTTCCGCTACGGCACGTTCGCTGCGTGATTGATCCGCTGGTAGGCATGCAGAGCTGCCGGAGGTCCAAGCCCTCCGGCAGCTCTGCGCCGCATGAGGAGACGACATGATTCTGAGAGTCACCCGCACGATCTACATGGGCGCCGGACAGTGGGCGTTCGAGGGGCAGTTCGTCGAGGTCTCGCCGGAGGCGGCGGAGACGCTGAAGCGCGCCGGGCTTGCGGTGGATGCGGCCGGGGAGGAGGTCTCCGGACGGGACGTTCCGGAACCGCAGCCGAAGCGCAGGCGGGAGAAGTGACGATGACTCGCCTGCTGGGTCCGGTTGATCCCTCAGCATTGCCTGTGCAGCTTTCCACGCTGGCCGACTATCTGGGCGTGGTGCTGGATCCTGCCGACGTGCAGGCCGGCATGACGCTGCAGGCGCTGGCGCTGGCGGCGCTGGATTATGCGGAGTTTGTCACGGGCCGTGACTGGACGGCGAAACGCTACGTCACCGAGACGGCGCCGGCTGACGCTTCGCACGGCTCGCTCGCTTCCGCTCGCTCGCCGGAAATCATCCGGCTGCGGCCGGCGATTGATGACCAGCACGTCACCGTCACGGTGGACGGCCAGCCCTATGCGGGCGAGGTGACGGTCTGGAGTGAGTCCGGCGTGATCCGGCTGTCTCCGGTTCCCGCCGGCAAGCTGGTGATCGAGTGGCGGACGCTGACTCCGGCGCAGCTTCCGGCTGCTGTCGAGGCGGCGGTGATGCTGCTGGTCAGCCACTGGTGGAACCGCCGCGATCAAGCCTGGCAGGTGTCGGACACGCCCTACGGCGTGAACAGCCTGCTGCGGAGTGCGGCTGTGGCGGGTGTGAGATGAGGCAGAGGCTTCAGTTCCTGCGGCCGGCGGCGGCCGTCGTGAACGGCGAGACGGTGGAGACGTTCACGCCGGCGTTCCGGGTGTGGGGCGACGTCAGCATCCCGACGGTCAAGGGCCAGCTTGGCGAGATGGCGCTGGCCGGCGGCGCCGAAGCGTCGAAGACGGTCTATCGCATCCAGGTCTCGAGGCTGCCGGAGGAAGTGACGGCGCGGTGGCGGGTGTTCCTCGGCCTGAAGCAGTGCGAGATTGTCGCCTGCGAGAAGACGGCGGACAAGGGCGCCATCTTCACCTACATCCTCGCCAGAGAGGTCTACTGACATGGCCGCATCGCTTCTCTCCCGCCGGCAGATCGAGGTTCGAGGGCTGAAAGAGATCCAGCAGAACCTGCAGCGTCTGATCCGCGAGACGGACGGATCGGCGGAGAGGATCTGGCAGATCTCCGCAGCCGCGGCGGAGGCGGTGAAGCAGGATGTGGAGGCTTCCGCCAAGTCCGTGCGGACGCCTTCCGACGTCTTCAAGGATCTGTTCAGCACTCACAGGCCCAAGCCTTTCTCAGGCGGGGAACGCAAGATCACCCAGCTGGCCGGCATCCGGCTTCGCGGCCGGTCCCGTCCCTTCGCCCATGCGTATCGGGAGTGGCGGGCGAAAGCGAGTTTCACCAGAGTTCGCATCCGCGGGCGCAAAGGCGCCAAGCGTGTGGTGGGCGCCGGCACGGTGCAGCAGGGGCAGCTTCTGGGCATGAGTCTGGCTTCGATGTGGGAGAGAGGCACGTCGAAGATGCGGGCGCGGCGGTTCTTCTCGCCGGCGGTCAGCCGGGCGCGGGCGAAGGTGGCGGCGATGCTGGCGGCTGAGTTCAGGCAGCTTCTGGAAGGGGCGGTGAAATGATCACGGCTGCGATCCAGACCCTGCTGACGTCATCTCCGGCGCTGGCTGCCATCGTGGGCGGCCGCATCCGGGTGGTGGGCCCGGGCGAGGCGCCGCAGGTTCCGTTCCTGCTGCACGGAGTGGTCGAGACGCAGCCGGCGAAGTCTCACGATGGACTGGCCGGGTTCCAGCACGACTACCAGGTGCTGGGATATTTCCAGCTTCACTCGCAGGCGGTGCAGTGCGCGGGGATTCTATCAGGAGTGTTGGAAGGAAATCACGGCGACTTTTCCATCGTGGTTGACCGGATTTCTGTTGAGTTCGACGCCGAACTGAAGCTTCACACGCTGTCGGCGGAGGCAAGGATTTTCACTCGCTAGCCAGGAGGAAAAGAGAAAATGGCACAGGTAATCGGACAGGGCATTCGGGTGGGCTACACGACCGACGACAGCACGCCCTACACGTGGATCCGCATCCCGGAGGTGCTGGAGGTCAAGCCGCCGGAGATCAGCTTTGACGAAGTGGACGTGACGTCTCACGACACGAACGGCTGGAAGCGCAGCATCCCTGGGCTGAAGGAAGCATCCGACGCCAGCGTCGAGATGATCTACGATCCGGAGAACACGGTGCAGAACGGTCTGTACACCCTCTACACCGACCGCACCATCGCCCGCTGGCGGATCGAGGTGCCGGACGGGAACGGCAAGTTCATCGCCTACGAGTTCCGGGCGTGGATCAAATCGCATCAGCATCAGGCGCCGTATGACGGCAAGCAGACGCTGTCGATCACGCTGAAGTTCAGCGACACTCAGATCACCCGCACGACCGCGGCGACCAGCGTGTTCGCCTGATCGGCCCGGATGAAGACGGAGGAACAGGATGATTCACCCGACTGATCCGGTGATGCTGACGCTGGCCGACGGCCGGCAGGTCCCGCTGCGGCTGACGCTGGGAGGCTTGCGGCGCATCATGCAGGCCGCTGGCGTGCAGACGATCCAGGGGCTGATGACGGCGCAGGGAGACCTGATCATCGGCCGGATTCTCTACGAGGCCCTGCCCGGCGAGATGCGGGCGGCGATGACCTGCGAGGCGTTCGAGGATCTGCTGCCGGCGGATCTGCAGGGCCTGGCCGAGGTGGTGGGGCGGCTTCTTGGCGGCCGCCCTACGCAGCCGGCCGAGGCGCCGGCGATGGCAGCGTAGCAGACGGGCGCATCGACTGGCTTCAGATGTGGGCGGCGGCGACGGTCGACCTGTCGTTGCCGCCCGAAGTTTTCTGGTCGCTGACTCTGGAGGAATTCACGGTGCTGTGGGAGAGGCATGAGGCGCGGGAGACGCTGGCCAACTACCGGGCCGGCATCATTGCCAGCCTGCTGTTCAACGTGCATCGCGGGCCGCGGCAGAAGCCTGTCTCGTGGCGGGAGTTCTTCCCTGACGGCCGGCAGGCGCAGAGGCGGCTGACAGCAGGAGAGGTGATCGCCCGCATGGACGCCTGGAAGCGGGCTGTGGAGGAGACGCATGGTCCGGGTGGGGCCGTGCGAAGCTCATAGAGCTTCGCACGGCGTGCAAGCAGGAGGAAGCGGATGGCAAGCTTGGGTGATCTTCTGATCAAGGTCGGGCTGGACACGTCGGAGTTCTCGACCAAAGCCGCGCAGGTGGGAAACGACCTGGCGGGGCTGGAGGGCAAGGCGAACACGGCGGCCGCCGGCTGGAACGCTTTCGGCGGGGCGATGACTTCGGTGGGCGCCACGCTGACGGCTGCCATCACGGCTCCGCTGGCGGGGCTGGGAACGGCTGCTGTCACTTCCGCCGCCCAGCTGGAACAGATGAACGTCGCCATGACCAACATGCTGGGATCGGGCCCGCAGGCGCAGGCCCTGATCTCCCAGCTGCAGCAGCTGGCCGCGCAGACTCCGTTCCAGTTCGACCAGCTGATGCAGGGAACGCAGCTTCTGCTGGCCTACGGCTTCCAGGCCGAACAGATCATCCCGACCCTCCGCACGGTGGGCGATGCCGCTGCCGGAGTGGGCGCCGGGGCGGAGGGGATCGACCGCATCATCCGGGCCATCGGGCAGATGCAGGCGAAGGGCGCCGTGGCGGCGCAGGAGATGCAGCAGCTGGCCGAGTTGGGCATCCCGTCCTGGCAGATCCTCGCCGACGCCATCGGCGTGACCGTGCCGGAGGCGATGAAGCTTGTGGAACAGCGCGCCGTCTCCGCATCCGAGGCGATTCCTGCCCTGCTGGCCGGCCTGAACGAGAAATTCGGCGGGATGATGGAGGCCCAGTCCCAGACGCTGCTGGGGAAGTGGTCGACCATGAAAGACCAGATCCAGCTTGCCCTGACGGAGGTGGGAACCGCGCTTGCGCCGTTCGCGGAAAAGGCGATCGACTTCGGCATGAAGCTGGCCGATGCCATCAAGGGCGCGGCCGAATGGTTCGGAAAGCTTCCGCAGCCGGTGCAGGATTTCACCATCGGGCTGGGGCTGGTGCTGGTGGCGGCCGGTCCGGTGCTGCTGGCCCTGGGCGGGCTGGCGACGGCGGTGAGTTCGATTGTCACAGCCTGGCCGCTGCTGACGGCGGGATTCTCTGCCATCGCAAGCATGGCCGGTCCGGCAGTGGCCATCGCGGCCGTGACGGCCGCTCTCGCGGCGCTGGGAGTCTGGGTCTATGACAACTGGGGCAGCATCGTTGCCGTCGTGTCGCAGGCCTGGGACGGGCTGAAGGAGATCTGGGGCGCCGTCTGGGGCTGGGTGAAGGACACCTTCCTGGTTCCGCTGTGGGAAGGGCTGAAGACGACGGCCGAGACGGTCTGGGGCGCGATCACGGGAATTGTCGGCCCGGTCTGGGACGGCTTGCAGGCCGCATGGTCCGCGGTGTGGGCGTGGGCGAAGGACACGCTGCTGGTGCCCGTCTGGAATGCGATCCAGAC